AAAACAAGTTGTGGATTGATGCAGGGGCAGACAACTTATACCCACATTACCTAGAAGAACTGTATGCTAGTTCAAGTATGCACGGTGCAATAATCAAGGGCGTAAGCGAAATGATTTATGGTGAAGGCTTAAATGCAATTTCCAAAGATCAACACGTTGAGCAATGGTTAAAAGTAAATTCTATTTTTGGTGATGGCACTTGTTTAAAAAAAGCAGCCTTTGACTTAAAGCTATACGGTCAATGCTACTTAAATATTATTTGGTCGCAAGACAGAACTACAGTAAGTCGGGTGTATCATTTGCCTGCTGCAACTATGCGATGCGGTATAGCTGATGATGAAGATAAAGTTCCGTTGTTTTATCACAAGAAAGATTGGTCAAAGCAACAAGAAGAGCCGTTAGTCATTCCTGCGTATGATACAAAGGATCGAGCCGCAGCATCACAATGTTTGCATATTAAAATGTATTCTCCTTTGTCATTTTACTATGGGGCTGCTGATTACGAGTCAGGGACAGCATACGCACAGATAGAGGCAGACTTAGCCGCTTACCATCTCAGTTCGATAAACCAAGGCTTTTTTCCTTCGACTATCATGAACTTCAATTCAGGCGTACCGACAGAAGAAGAACGTGCTGAACTTGAGCGATTGGTTTACAATAAGTTTGGAGGGGCAACCAACGCAGGTAAAATCTTGATGACGTTTAACGACTCGCAAGACACAGCACCTACAATCGAAAGTTTTAATTTATCTGATGCACATCAGGTATTTGATTACCTAAGCACAGAGTGCAGTAAAAAAGTATTGTCAGCGCATAGAGTTACAAGCCCATTGTTGTTTGGCTTGCGTGATACAGGCGGTGGATTTGGAAACAATGCCGACGAGATGAAAGAATCGTATGACTTGTTTTACAATACGGTTGTACTTCCTTTCCAACGTCTATTGCTTGATGGTTTAAGACCTGTCTTTGCAGCAAGTAACATTACCCTTGATTTGTATTTTACTCCTATGAAGCCTGCATCGTTTGTAGAGGTAGACAATTTGTTTGACCCTGTACGAGCAGGAGACACATCAGATAAAGATGCTAGTTACAACGGAGCGCAGATTTCAAGTGCTGTTGATGTGTTAGTCAAGGTGCAAGAAGGACTAATTACTACCGATCAAGCTAAAGTGTTCTTGGTGCAGATGCTGCAATTTACACCTGAAGTAGCAGATGCTTTGTTTGTGGAAGGCGTAGACGCAATTACCAAAGTACAAGAAGAAGAAGTTCAGGAAGAAGCGATTGCAGAAACGCAATTAAAAAAAAAGACAGCCCACTAAAGGAAAGGATGCGTTTACTCGATGCTCGTGTTAGTGAGGACTACTACCACGTAAAGTCAGAGCCAGTCGGAGATGACGGCATCGACGCTTTACTGCACAGGAAAAAACACAAGTTTTACGAAGAGTATGCAAACGTAGATGACGTTTCAGACTATGGAGATAAAATAGCCAGTAGGGATGGCTACCTTTTTGCTGTTCGTTATCGCTATGAAGAGACAGCTACTACGCCTGCACAAAGCAATAATAGCAGGGACTTTTGCGTCGATATGATGGAACTATCCGATGATGGTGTCATCTATCGTTACGAAGACATCGAAGCAATGTATGGAGAAAACGTAGAGTTTTTCCATAAGCCGTCTATGCCTTATGACATCTTTGAATTTAAAGGCGGAATTTATTGTAGGCACGGTTGGCAAAGAGAAATCTTTATTTACGCTCCTGACGGTGAGCCAAAGGAAATGGAGATGATAGAAATTGAAGGAAATTGGGATGATGTAATGCGTAAAGTTGGAAACAATCCTGACGTAGTACAGAAGGGAGAAGAGTACATAGCACCAATTGATATGCCTAATAGAGGCGCATACAACTAAACGACATGGCCACTACACTATACATTAGTTCAAGCAAGTTAAAGCGCGACACGGCTTTAGGAAGCACTGTTGATGACAACCTATTGCAACCTTACATTAAGATTGCGCAGGATCGGTGGATTTTGCCTGCTTTGGGCACAGAGTTAGAAAATAAAATTAGCGCATTGATTGACGCTGATACAGTAGGAGAAGAAGGTAACGAAGCCTACGCAACTCTTTTAAACGACTACATACAACCCTGCTTAGTGCAGCTTGCATTTACAGAAGTTGCCTATGTAGTTCGTATGAAGTTTGCTAATAACAGCGTAGTAGTAAACGGATCAGAACAAGGTTCTGCTGCAAGCCTGACAGATATTAAAGTTGTAGTCGAGCAGTCAAATGAAATTGGTATGTTTTACCGTCAGCGTATGATTACGTACTTGCAGTTTAACAGCGGTTCATTCCCTGAATACACATCAAACACTGGTGCTGATCTTTCACCTTCTCAACGTAATTATTTTGGAGGACTTAACGTATACCCACGCATTCCCACTGACAATCAAGTCAAGTCAATTGCAACAGCTTTGGGCATTAGATATTACAACTCGTAATCATTGGAAATTAGAAAAGTATTTAAACGATGTCGACGAAAGTAACAGATTTAACAGCGTTAGCGACAACTGATGATGCAGACGTACTACATATTATAGATGTAGGCGATGAAACTGGTGGCGCAGCAGGTACAAGTAAAAAGATTACAGTAAGCAACTTGTTAGCCAGTGCAGGATCAGTCGATTCTGTCAATGGTCAAACAGGTACAGTAGTTCTTGATGTTGATGATTTAGATGATGTTGACGCATCAAACCCTTCTAACAACGATGTTCTAAAATGGACGGCAGGCGTAACAAATAAATGGCAGCCTGTTGATTGGCTTAGTGTGTTGTACACAGAGTTTAAGCTAGGAGGCAGTACGAGTATAGGCAATGGTGGGCTGACTAATTCCAATCTCAATTTAACATCAACACAGGCAAAGCTAAAGTCAGGAATTACAGGTATTGAGATTACCGAAACAAGTCCTGGAGATATTGACCTGATTGTAGCAACAGATGCTACGGGTAGCACAGCGTACACAGCACTAAACATTGACGGGTCTACAACGGCAAACGAGGCTGATATAAACGTGCATGGTAAGTTTTACATTCACGATGTCGCTAACACGACTAAGGCGTATATCCGTTTAAACAGCGCAGGCAATGTAAACCTAAGCCTACCTACAAGTTCAGGAACACTTGCGCTCACATCAGCAATACCATCTGTACCTGTAGATTCTGTAAACGGTCAAACGGGAGTAGTTGTTTTAGATACTGATGATATTGCAGAAGGCACTACCAATGAATACTTTACAGATGCACGGGTTGCAGCCAATAGCGCAGTTGCAGCTAATACGGCAAAGGTGGGCATCACAACCCAACAAGCATCAGACATTACAGCTAACAATGCGAAGATTGCAACAGTCGCAGATGATACATCACCGCAGTTAGGAGGCAATCTCGACGTTCAAGCCCGACAAATAGACACGTCCACAACTAACGGAAACATTATTGTTGCACCTAACGGCACAGGTGTTTTCGAAGTTAAGGGTGATACGAACGATGGAGCGATTCAACTAAACTGCAATCAAAACTCACATGGTGTAAAGATTCAATCTCCTCCACATAGCGCAGCCGCAAGCTATACCCTAGTGCTTCCTGATGACACAGGAACGAATGGACAGGTTATGACTACTGATGGATCAGGCAACTTGTCTTTTACAACGGTAAGCGGTGGGGGAGGAGGAGTTACAGCAGTTACAGGTACAGCACCGATTGTTAGTAGTGGAGGCAACACGCCTGCCATTAGCATAAACACAGCAACTACTTCTGTAAAAGGGGCTATGTCAGCACCCGATAAAATTATCCTGAATACAATTGCAGGGGCTTTTGTTTCCGATGATGCAGGCGGTGTAAAGAATGTAGCCTTCGAATCTACGGGTGGTATTTCTGCAAGCGCAGGCGTTATAGTTAGTATGCTGCAAGACACAACAGCAGACAACACAAACGCAAATAGCAAAGATTTTTTAGGTGTAGTAACAAGCACTTCTGATACTTGCGTTATTAATGGATTAGTTGAGATAACAGGGCAAATCCCTAACGGTGCTACAGCAGGCAGACCATTATGGCTTGGAACTTCAGGCACGTTTATTTCGGCAGCACCAACAGCTACGAACGCTTATGCAAGAGTTGTTGGGCATTATGTAGGTCCAATATCACAGGGTACGTATGGTGTTTTTTTTAACCCTAGTAATGACTGGATTCAAATTAGTTAATCATGGCAGAAATTTCAGGAGTACCCACCACAGATATTGACAGCGTAGACGGGTTTTTTACTACGCAAGGAGGAAGCGGTATATCGCCATACAGTTTACCTGCATCGGGAGTTAATGGTTCGCTATTAATTGGAGGCGGTTCAATACCTGCAAATCCTTTAGTTACACCAGACTTCAACATTGGTCCTTTGGCTTCAGTAAGTTTTGTAAAAATTATAAGTGGCGTAGCTAATACAGCCGATTCTACTGCGTTTTTAGGACTTACTTCCAACGGTGAATTGTGGTATAATTTGCAACCGAATGTAATTTGGAAGAGTTGGGCAACGGCAGATGGCACATGGCGTAGATATGGAACTGCTACAGATTATGATGATATATCCGTAGAACCTGATGGTGGATGTTTTGCAGCAATTCGAAGCGGTGTGTTATGGTTTGTAGGCTATGGTGCAAATGGGCAAAGAGGTGATGGATCTACAGCGTCGAGCAGCTCTTGGATTGTAGTAAACAATTCTTTGACTTGGGTTTCTGTTTCTTTAGGTATGCAAAAAATAGGCGCAGTAGATTCTAATGGTCATGCTTATTTTAGTGGTAGGCAGTACGATTATATGACAGGACAAGGTACTACGTCAGGAACTTTAACCACATTGACGCGAGAACAGAATAGCCTTACAGGAGTAACGTATATATTCTGTGGACCTTACAGGACATCCTTAATTATAGCAAGTGGGAATCTGTATGTTACAGGCAGGAACTATAATTATAAAGGAGGAGGTCTAGTTGGCTCTGGAACTATTAACGGTCCAACATTGGGCGATAATAGCGGTGATTTCGTATCTATCCAATGCAATTATTGGTGTTCTATGGCAATTACAACTACAGGAACTTTGAGGTTTGCAGGCTCTGCAAGTTACAAACCGCGTCCTGATGGTGGAGGCAATCAAAGCACATCATCTAATGCATTTGATGTAATTGATGGAGGAGCAACAGGCTACACATATTTTTACCTTGGAGGTAAAAGTTCAGATGGACAATTTCCTGCTTTTGCTATTAAAAGTGGGCAACTGAAAATGGGTGGTGGTTCTTATAGTTATGGAGTAAAAGTAGCGTTGGGTTTTGCCAGCAATAATAATTGGGTAGACGTTGGGTATACAGGCGCAATATCTGCTGCTAGTAGTAAATATGTAAATGCCGCATCATGGTAGACGAAACGTACAGAGTCATTGTTGACGAAAACACAAATTTTGAGCAAGGTTGGGTTGATCCTGCTACACCTAATATGCTCTATAATTATGATCAAACTTCGTTAGATGAATGCGAAGAAATTGATGGCGTGTATTATGCTACTTATGCAACATGGATAGTAGAAACTGAAAGGATTATTGAAATGGCTACTGCTAACGGTATTGAATTTGTTACTATACCGATTGGTGAATACGGGAAATTATGAATTACGAATTGATTAGCGTAGCGGTGGGTGCAGTTGGTGGGATAATCGGAACTTATGTGAAGATGGAAAACGAATTGACCAAAGTAAAAAGTCGACTGCATTCTTTAGAGAAGCAAGAAACACGTGTACAGCAAAGCCTTGATGTGTTGCTTGATGGAGTCAACGAGATTAAAATCTTACTAGCTAAAAAAGGAATTGAATGAAGCACAAACTGATGGCTTTAAAAGGTTTAGTTACTTGGACAAAAAAGTATAGTTACGGTTCACATTGGGTAGGTTATTTAAATATTGATCCTGACTTCACAGTAACGTTGGAACAGTATAACAATGAATGGAATCTAAAAATTGAAAAAGAATATGATGCCTATTACGTTGATTACCCAAGGACGAAACGTGATGCAGCGTATGCTATTGAAGAATGGATTGATAGAGGGATGCGAATGGAATACTAAAGGGCTAATTGAGTGAGAGAGATTAACCGAATCATTTTGCATTGCACAGCTACAGTTGAAGGCTTAGAATTGAAGGCATCAACTATTGATCTGTGGCACAAAAAAAGGGGATGGTCAGAAATCGGTTATCATTACGTCCTGTATGCAGATGGCACAATAGCAACTGGTAGAGACATAAGAAAGAAAGGCGCACACGCAAAAGGTCATAACTATGATAGCGTTGGTGTAGCATACGTAGGTGGTATAGATAAAAACAAAACACCTAAAGACACAATGACTATGCAGCAAGAAATGGCTTTCTTACATTTAGTAAATTCATTGCGTGTTGTTTTTGGCGATATGTCCGTTCATGGACACAACGAGTTTTCAAGCAAAGCCTGCCCTAGCTTTGATGTGCAGGAGAAGTATAAATTTTTAAATAAATAAACATGGAATTTTTAACGATGTACTGGAGTGAAATTTTAAATGTTGTGCTTGTTGCAGCAGGTACGCTAACAGCATTGACTGAAACAAAAAAAGACGATCGTATCGTCAATGTTCTTACACGAATTTTGAATGCTGTTGTACTTGGAAAGAATCGAAGTAACAAGTAACTTGTAGACAACTTGAACCAACCCGTGTTGCTCTCCTCGTGCAACATGGTTCTTTGACGCAAAGCCCCTGCCTAACGAGGTGGGGGTTTTTTTGTGCTGTATTATTTGCAGCATTGATTACTTTACACTATATTTGCTGTAATTAAACGGATAAGTAAAAAGCAAATGCTGTTAGATAAGAGGTTACAATTAGTTGATGGATGTGGTAAGAAAGTGTTTTTTCTGTACTCATTTGAATTTGACATAGAGATTATGACAGATGAGTTTGGAGAAGTAATAGATTACAGTGGGTGCAGTCATAGTAAGATGGAGAAGTTGTACAACAAGCACATTAAAAAATCGTAACGCATGAAAAATCGAATCAACATTTGGACAGAGCAACGTTGGGAAAAGCGAGCAATAGATGCTTGGGCTTTGCACGAGGATTTAAAGGAATCAGGGGATGATCCACAAATGGAATTGTGGGCTAGGGCTATTGTGACTAAATGCGAGCAAAAATTAGCTGAGTACAGCAGGCTACGAGAGCAACACACTAAGACAGTCGCAGATAATTTAATCCTTGGAATAGATAGGATAGTAAAAAGTTTCAAGTAATGGAAACAAAGTACATAGAAGTAAGTGATACGCATCACTTAGAGGTAGCATACAAGTATTACCCACAAACATCTTCAAACGATTATGACGTACCGTCTGATCCTGAAGAGTACGAGATAGTAAGAATTGAATTAATTAGCGAGTCAGGCGTTCGCATGGATATAACGAACGTAACAGAAGATTTGTTAGGTGTATTGCCGTGGGATAAAATCAACGAAGAAATTTCTAACCAACATAATTGATATGAATAAAATAGTACAAATGCAAAGCGCAGGTAAGCCTTGGAAAAACCAAGACGGGGTAGAGTGTTTTAATTTTGAAGTGCTGCTCGACGACCAAAGGTCAGGCATCATTATAGCACAGTCTGAAAAACGATGGCAAGTAACGGATGAATGCGAGGTTACCAAAGAGTGGACAGACAAGAACGGAAACAAGCGTATGTCAATAAGCAAGCCAAAGGGTGAGTGGAAAGGCAAAGGAGGTAAAAGCAATGTAGATGATGCGTTGGTTCAAAAGAACATCGGCAACTCATGGGCTATTACATCAGCACTTACTTATTTACAGCTAGTTACTACGTCAGCAGGACAACTAACACCTGATGAAATTGCTAGGGCAGCACGTATGTTTCTTGATATGCGCGATGGCTTAGAGCAGTTTAAGCACGAAGTAAACGATGATGATTTGCCTTTCTAATGGGAAAACTAAAGCAAACACTTGAAGACGGCTATACATTAGAGTACACGTATATCCATGAGCCTTTGCCTGAAGACCTGAAATGGGCTATCGGTCATGCGTCAACCTTCTCAAATAGCCCTGAAGAAACGAAGCAGAACGCTTTGTTGTTATTGCAAACCTTAGACGAATTACGAAATGACTTTGGAAACTTTCATTAAGATTAAGTTTGGCACACAGAACAAACTAGGTGAAGCCTTAGAAGTAGGGCAAAACACTGTAAATCGGTGGTATAATCAAGACCCGAAAAAATTCTTTTTGCACGTACAGCAGCTTTCTAAATGGGGTGATGTGCCAGTAGAAGAAGTGGTAAACATGATCGAAGAAAGATGTACGGATGTTCGACATTTACAAGCTGTCCGTAAATGATCTGCGTAAACTAAGAGTGCAGCTGTACTACTTGCATGATCGGGTAGACGGTTACAAGAAAAGCATACTAGTAGAAGAGTTGAATAAAATAAATAAGCACCTGAAGGAGTTAACAGGTAAAAACCAATATCTATACCTATGAGCAACAGAGAATTTAAAGGCGTATGGATTCCACGCGATTTGTATTTAAACGAAGAATTGAATTGGACAGAAAAACTTCTGATTTTAGAGATTGATTCTTTTTCTAAAAACGGGATGCCATGCTTTATAAGCAATGAGCATTTGTGCAAGCACTTAAAAGTTTCTGCAAGCACAGTTGAAAAGGCTCTAAAGAAAACTGAAGACTTGGTTTACATTAGCAGAAGCCATGAAGTAATTAAGGGACATAACCGTAGAATTTTACGGATGAAGTCCGTAATAAACAACGGGTCTATACCATCAAAAACTACGGTTGACACCCGTAAAAAAGTACGACATACTAATACAAGTACTAGTACAAGTAACAATACAATGAATATAGGGAAGCCTACAAAGATTCCTAATACTCAAGAATGTTATTTGTACTTTGCAGAATTAGGAGTTGAGAATCATTACGACGAAGCAGATGCATTTAAAGATTGGTATGATCAAACAGGGTGGAAATTAAAGGGTGGCAACAAAATTAAAGACTGGAAAGCAACAGCGCGAAATTGGGTACGCAGACAAAAAAAATATCAGGATGGAAAAGTTAACAAGGGTTTTAAGCAATCAAACTTTAACGCTGACAACATTAAGTCATTCGTTGCTGAAGGATAGCAGCATTTCCTTGTCACCTGCCCAAGCATGGGAAGAAGGAACTAACATACAGAAAGCAATTAAGATTGCGCCTGAATTGGTGCGAGGTTGGATTGTGTCAGAAGTAGGACGAATGATCAAAGAGTTGAATTACAAGGTTACGATACAAAGCGATGAAGAACTGATGTTCTGCTGTAGGTCAATCATAGATGAACACCCTACCTTGAAGCTAGAAGAAATTCGTGTATGCTTTGATATGATACGCAAAGGCAAATATGGTAAGATGTACGAACGCTTTAAAACGCCTGAGATACTTGACTGTTTAGCAACGTACCAAGGAGAAACTAGGGCTGAAATTTTAGAGCGTAAAGTGTCTGAAGAACAAAAGCAAAAAACACAACGTGCTGATGAATTGCTCGATCCGTTAGGCTTAGTAGAATTGTACGACAAGCTAAAACTAAAAGACCATGTGCCAACGAAAGAAGGCATAGGTACTAGGTTGAGAAAGAAAAACGGATGGGACAATGAATGAAGAACTACTAAGTATTTGTTGTGGTACGTTACAAGTCGGAGACTATGATATTTGCGCATCGTGTGGTGAACATACAGATTTTGAATATGGTAGTGACGAAGACTAAAGCCAAGGCTAAACTTGACAAGGCGTTAAGCGACTACGTTAGGAAATCAAACGCAGATGATTTTGGTATAGCAAATTGTTTTACGTGTACAGCTAGAAAAAATTGGAAGCAATTAGATTGCGGACATTTTATAACACGATCTAAGATGAGTACAAGGTGGTTGTATAAGCCTGAAGAAGGTTTAGTTAATATGATGCCCCAGTGTAAACGTTGCAATATGACAGGAGGACAGCAGTACTTGTTTGCGAAGAGGTTAGACAAGATACACGGTGAAGGCACAGCAGATAAGATTCTACGCATGAGCAATGACATTACTAAATTTTCATTAGCAGAACTGCAAGAAATGACTGCTCACTACAATGACCTGTTTCGAAAACTTCCTAAATAAAGAATACGATACGCTGCTTAGGTATGCAGTATATCTTGTAGGTGAAACTTGGTCAAAGGATTTGCTTCATGATATGTCTATTACCTTGCTTGCTAGATCAGAGGCTCTTGAACCTTTGTGTCAACGGAAAGAAATGCTACCTTACATGAAACGAGCAATGAGAATTGCAAGCTATCATAAAGAAGGAAACTTTTTTAAACAGTACAGAGAGTACGAGAGAAGAAAAAAAAACGTGGACATTGAGCAGGTATTACTGAATGACCATGAAATTATTGAATTAGAAAAACAACAACTAGGCACAGCCTACAAAATGCTTGAAGAAATTAACTGGTTCGACAGAGAGATATTCAAAGCATATTATTTACATAGTCACACTTTAAACACATTTAGCGATGCCACAGGAATTAACAGACAAACAATCTACAGAAGCATTAGGAAAGCCCAAGCGCACCTCAAAGCCCAAGCGGAAGAAATCCAAAGGGTTAGGAGATGACATTGAAAAGTTCACAGAAGCCACAGGAATTAAGAAGGTGGTTGAAAAAGTGTCTGAGATAACAGGCAAAGATTGTGGATGTGCTAAGAGAAAGCAGTATCTTAATAATAGATTCCCTCGTTATGATGGCATGAGTGAAGCCGATCAGAAATTGTGGGTCGATGTGTTGAAGCCTAAGTTTTACGAAGGGGCAAATATTGGTCTAGGTTTTCAAGAAACTTTAATTGATGTATACCAAAGAACGTTCGGTGTACGCTTGAAGAAAACACGGTGCGGCAGTTGTATGCTAGGTAAGTTGGAGCAACTAGAAAAGGCATACGCGATAAGCTGTGACAAATGAAAATCCTATGCCCTGCAATCCTTGATGGGTATCAACGCAGAAAGGATAGAAGCGTAAGTTTACGTTTGCTTACACAAGAGCAGACTAGCCAAGACCTAATGAACATTGACAGTTTGTTAGATACATTCGGTATACTGTACTTCAGGGCTGATGATGCGCCTGAAGACAGCGTAACGTTTAAAGAGTTAGACAGCATAGAGTTAGACCTGTACGATAAGAAGAAGACACAGAGCCAAAGGTTACGTGCTGTACTCTACAAGTTGTACAAGCAAGAAGGGGGAGAGGGAGAGTTTAAAGACTACTACAAGGTAAAGACAGAAAAGATTATTGAACATTTTAAAAGCAGACTAGAAGATGAGTAAAGCAAGCCATCAAGCCCACGAAGACATTAAGCCAAAGAAACCATCTATGGAACAACAGATACATTCTTACTTAGAAACCAAGGGGGCAACTACTTTAGAAATGCTTGGCTTCCAGTTAGGCATAAAAGCGCAAACGGCATCAGCAAGACTTAGTGAGATGCACGACAAAGGCAAAGTTACCTTTGATCCATACGGAGCATACAGACTGACTTATGATGATGCAGAAAGGTTGGAGGTAATTAAACAACGATGTGCTGAGAGATACGGGAAATGGTCAAGGCAAGGTGAAAAAAACGGATGGATCGGTACATCTAAATTAAAGGAAGACATAAATAAACTACGTGCAATAGGAGATAGCGGAAGTTTATTTAACGATTATGCTGAAGGCAAACGCGATGCTTACAATTTGGTTTTGCGCTTGATAGATCAGCAATAGTTTTATGGATTCCCTGCTGTACATTATGCCATGTATGAAAACGCACTGCCAATGGTGTACGGTGGGGATGTTTCCATCCTGTAAATAACAGAAAAAAAACAGACATGGCTAAGTACGATAAAGGACAATCGGGTAATCCTAATGGAAGACCAAAAGGTGCTAAGGGTAAAATTTCTAGTGAGGCACGAGAATTGTTCGTGCAGGTCATGGAAGGCGAGATGGATAACATCAGAAACTCACTAGGCATATTGCGTGAGAACAGCGACGAGAAATACCTAAAGGCTTTAAGCAGCTTAATGCCATACTTTATGCCAAAGCAAGTAGAAACAGACGTAACGATTTTAGAGGCTTCTAAGCCGCCTTCGTGGTTTGATGAGGTATTGGATAGGACAGACCAAGAAGAAGAGAACCTAACCACGTGAAACAGCCTAAAGCGTACTATGATGTCAAAGGCAGCAAGGCGCGTATAGTTTGCTTGCAAGGTGGCAGTAGAAGTGGCAAGACATATTCGGTCTTACACTGCCTGTGTGAATGGTGCTACACTTACCAAAACTCACAGTTTACTATAACGATTATACGCAGAAGTTTTCCTTCGCTTCGTGCTAGTGTGATGCGCGACTTCTTCAACATCATACAAGAAGCAGGATGGTATCAAGAGAAGCACCATAACAAGACCGAGAACACATACAATCTATTTGGCAACCTAGTTCAGTTTATTAGTGCTGATCAACCTGACAAATTTAGGGGGGCAAAACATCACTTCGTTTTTCTCAACGAGTGTACAGAGTTACAAAAAGAGGTTTTTGTTCAAATTTCTATGCGCTGCCTTTATAAGATATTTATAGACTTTAACCCTTCAGAAGAATACCATTGGCTATACGACACGGTTATACCTAGGGATGACTGCGACTTCTTTAAATCTACGTACCTAGATAACCCGTTTCTAAACAAGGAGGTAATAGAGGAGATTGAAAGACTCAAAGACACAGACGAGAATTACTGGAGAATCTATGGACTAGGAGAAAGAGGCATAAGTAAGGAAACTATATTTCAAACTCACGTATACGACGAACTACCCGAAAATGCTAAGCACATAGCATACGGGTTAGACTTTGGATTTGCTGCTGATCCTGCTGCCTTGGTACGGGTCAGTCAAAGGGGGGATGAACTGTACATGGAGGAGTTAATATACAGCGGAGGCTTAACCAACCAAGACTTAGGAGAGAAGTTCAAGACATGGGATATAGGAAGGCATGATGAAATTATAGCTGACAGCGCAGAACCTAAAAGCATTACTGAGTTATCGCGCATGAACTTTAACGTCAAGCCTGCACGTAAGGGAGCAGACAGCATACGCAATGGCATTGACATAATGAGAAGGCATAAGTTGTTTATCAAATCAGACAGCTTGAACTTGCAGAAGGAGTTTAGAAACTACAAGTGGAATACAGATCGAGATGGGCGTATACTGCCACACCCAAAGGACGCATGGAATCATGGCATCGACGCTGTGAGATATTGCTGCCTTAACAAACTAGCCCACAGAAACCGTTCATACTACGTAAGATGAAAGTAAGCCTACCTGAAGGTTACCACGAAATAACCATAGAGCAATACCAAAACGTTTGGAAAGCATACGAGAAATCGATGAACGCTCACGAATCAGTACGACTAGCTATTGAATGCTTAGGAGGACTAGAACAAGGCTCACTACAAAATGCCCAATGGCACGAGATAGAAAAAGCAGGTGAATTGCTTGCGTGGTTTATATCCGATCCTGACGCTTCTACTATGAAGCAGCCATTACAAAACAAGGTCAAGCTAAATGGCAGGTGGTACGGATTCATTCCTAACTGGACAACGCTAACAGTAGGTGAATTTGCAGACTTAGACACGTACTGCAACCAAGGGATGTTTGAGAACCTGCACGTAATTATGTCTATCCTTTACAGACCAATTGCGCTTGAACGTCACGATAGTTACGAGATAGAAACATACCTGCCAAGCAAGGAAAGGAAGGCAGAAATGCTTAACTTGAAGATGGATGTAGCTATTGGAGCATTGGTTTTTTTTTGCAACATCGAAAAGGAATTAGCTATCACTATGCAACGCTCTTTGAAAAGAATGGAGCAGATGAAAAAGCCAAGACCATTCACAGCAAGTGGGGATGGTACGCCACTATCTACGAACTAGCAAATCAGAATCCTTTAAGTATTCAGAGTGTAACAGAACTTTATATAGAAGATGTACTGACTTTCCTTTCATACGAGAAAGACGTTCGAGTATCTCAAAACATCAAGATGGATGCAGACAATACAAGACATTAACAACGCTCTACAAGAAATTGTAAACTCTCATAAAACATTGAAAAGTTTCCACACGTCTACGATTGATACATTGGACATGGAGAAGCTAAACGTAACTGACTACCCGTTGCTGTATGGTCAATGCACAGGCGCAACGATGGAAGGTGGGGCTACTGTTTTTGCATATGAAATTATAGTGGGTGATCTTGTAATAGAGAAACAGCAGGAAATCATTACACAGATATACACGGAAACTTATTTATTGCTGCAAGACGTAGCAAGTCAGTTTGTGTTTAACGTCAACCAAGGCAGCGAAATATCGAATGCTTGGAGTTTCGAATTGCCGTTGAACTGCACACCGTTTACAGCTAGGTTTGACAACCTGCTTACAGGGTGGAGTACACAGTTTGAGATTAAGCTACCCACACCATTGAACCTCTGCATTGCTCCTTATGACTAAGTTAGAAGTAGAAATTAACGTAGGGCAAAACAGGTACTTGCTAAAGATGCCTAAGTTTTTGAAAGCGATCAAAGACTTGGGAGGCTATGTTGTGTCGGAGGCACAAAGCATTCTAGTAGAAAAGGACAAAGTGGTTACGGGTGCTTTGTCTGAGTCACTAGGGTTTGAACTGTCGGAAACTGCTACAGGCTTAACCATGTCATTTGGTGCTGATGTCCCTTATTGGGATTTTGTAGAGCAAGGAGTAAAAGGTGCAGCGTCTTCTGTGAAAGCACCCGACAGCGAATATCAATTTGGAAGTGGGACAGGTCAGAAGGGAGCGTTAAAGCCTGCGATTAGAAAATGGATAACAGATCGAGGCATAAGCAATCAGTCGTGGAGAGATAAGAAAGGGAGGTTTTTAAGTTACGATGCTATGTCGCAAAGGATAGCAAGAAGCGTTTACTTGACAGGCATTAAGCCTACAGGTTATTATGCACTAGCATTTGACCATGCAGAAAAACAAGCACAGCGAAAACTAGGCACAGCGTTAACCAAAGACTTGCAGATATTCTACAACAGCAACTTTGGCAAAGAGTATACAGTCACAATTAATTTAGGGTAATGGCATATCACGTAAGACAAACAAGCATAGGTTTACGCGGTTCGTATGACGAACTAATCTATGTAGTTGAAGATGACTCAAACACAGGACTGCCTAAATACAGATATGCGTGTAGAGTAATTGTTGACTTAACTACCCAAGCTACTTTATCACAACTACCAAACAACGCAAGCTGTGCGGTTTTTAATCCACGAATCGTCGCTGCTCAAAGCGTAAAGCCCGATGAAGACAAATGGTTTTTAGGTCAATCAGCAAGCAATTTACTGAGTACAAACACAAATGCCTTCAAGACTGTAACAATGCGCTTTGGCTATTACTCAGCAGCAGCCGCAAATTTACAGCCTACGCTAACGCTTGAACAAGATTCAGATCAAACAGTACAGTTGGTATCAGGCAATTTTACCCTGCCTACGTCAACGGTCATTGAAACGACAGACAGCGATTCATACATACCTGATGATTCAAACGCCTTGTTTCTTTCTGACACACCTTTAGTGGGAGGGGTGTACAAAAATTACGTGGTGTATGACACAGGCAAAACGACTTGGGCAACACTAGCTTTTATCAACACTACAGATTCTGACGCGAATTACATAAGCATTCGATATTATAATGGGTCAACGGTTTTAAGTCAAAACACACTAACTAACGAAAGTGCAAATGGCGGTGCAACACCTAGCACTGTAACAGCAGACACTGAAAGGCTTCTTTATCTTGGAGTTGGAACAGCAAACTTTAATGGTCAATCAGGCACGTATTCACCTGCACATTCAAGTAATGCAGGGTGGACACACTATGACATTATTTTATCAGACAACCAAGGCGATCCTTGGACATTTGCAGTTTCTGCCACATATAGGTTTGAGCGTTTAGACTGCAACAAGTTTCAGCAGGCAGGAGATTTTTACACGCTGCACTGGTGGAACAGCAAAGGTGGATTGGATAGCTTAGTGTTCAATGGCAAGTCAGAGTTAAGCCAAAACATTAGGCGCACAGAATACAGGGAGATTGGAGGTAACAGCTATGATGCAAATGGTCAAGGGGCAACGGCTTATAGCAAATACAGCTACGAAGGAGGTAAGACACAATCAAACGCCATAACGACAACTACGTTTACATTAAATACAGCGTTTGGTGATCCTGCTACATTAAGTCCTTTGATGATGTCGCTTATGAATAGCGAACGAGTATATATGACAGGCAGCGATAACTACGGCACAAACTCTACAGGGGCAGACAAGAACAAGACTGTACGAGTCATAGTAGCTGACGGTTCGTTTCAACGCAAAACATCTGTCAATGATGGTTTGACTTCTTATGAGTTACAGGTAGATATTTCACGCTCACGCCCAACTAGGTAATGGTACAATTAATAGCTAGAGAGCAAAGCGATAGTGCTGAACAAATTCAATTAGATACACCTAAAATATCTATTGAGTTAAATTTTCAGTTTCAGGATTTAGCAAAGCCGTTTGCAAGTCGAGTCCCATACAGTTTCAATTTTAAATTACCTGCTACTAGAACGAACCTAAAGTTTATGTCGTTCTATTACGACTACAACGTTACAAAAGGAACGTTCAAAGCAACAAAACGTACTGGTGTTGACCTGTACGATAATGGCGTTTTGGTCATGTCAGGTATAATGCAACTGTTGAGCGCAACAGAAGAAGAGTATACCGTAGTAGTATTTGAAGAGTTGGCAAGACTGTTTGAAGAAATAAAAGATTTGTCTTGGGAGCAGTTGTTTATTACTGAGGCAGGTACAGTTGATACTGATTTAGATCATTTTCTTACGTGGGACAACATCATTAGTAGTTGGTCATTAACAGACATAACTACGGGAAACGTAGGCAATGGAGTTATTGTATATCCCTTAGCAGATTATGGGGTAAGCAGCGCAACTAACGCTGAGTCAGCAGGCACAACTAGCGCAGGCTTTATGTATGATTCCGATGGTTATAGCTTAGGAACAGGTGGATTAGACCCTGTTAACTTTAAGCCTGCCATACGTATACAGTACCTAATTAAATACATTTTTGAATACGCAGGTTTTGTATACAACAGCACGTTTTTTGATAGCGCAGACTTTCAAAAGATTTATATGTTTCTTGCTACAGAAACAGAACGGGTACAATCAAGGGCAACATACGGATTTAAAACAGGCTTGACTTCTGCGTTGAATATACCTACATCGCTAACGGGAATTTATCAAACCTTAAATTTTAACTTAGAAATAGGCAACCCGTTTTATGATCCTGACGGACTGTCAACTAATGGACAATTTACAGCCCCATTTGATGGGTACTATTTACTACAAACAATGTTGCTAGTTGAAGTGCCTAACTATACTTCATTAGCATCGTTTAACGTCAATGTTCGATTTGCTCAAAATGGAAACAGCTATAGTGGTACAAACTTTGTAAACACCTGTGACCCAACGGTAGTTAACGTAATTCAAAGTCAATCCTATTTACAGCTTGCACAAGGTGATGTAGTTGAAGTAGAATGCAGCACCAGTAATATTGATGACGCAACCCAAATTACAACAAACGATGGTAATCTAGTTTCGTATTTTACTTTAGAAAGTTCTAGTGTTTCTACAGCTATAGTTGATGTGTCATCAAATTTTCCTGATGTTACCGTTGACAAATGGCTGAAAGCTATATTCGAAAAGTTCAACTTACGCATGGTTACTGATCGAGATGCTGTAGGCACAATTTATGTTGAGCCGTGGAATAATTGGTGGGACACGGGAGAAAGCAAGGACTGGACAAACAAAGTAGACGCTGACAGCATAACGATTGAACCAACTACTAAGTACCAAAAGAAATCAATAAAATTTTCTGATGGTGAGGGAGAAGATTTTTTAAATCAGTATTATCAATATCATCAGAAAAAAGTAAAAGGTTCATTTGTGTATGACAATGAAGACAATGATTTTGCAACTGGTGAAAGCGAAACAAGTGATATATTTCAGCCTTTGCGTTTAAGGAAAATCTATCAAAACGCAGAAAACAACACTTCTAGTTTAGTTCCTAATGTACTTGTGCCTGTATTTTGGAGTTGGTCAGAAACCGACAACATTTATTTAAAAGAATTTGTTTCGTGTAAACCTGTGTTAGCATACTACAATGGTTTACAGTCCATAGGCAACGGAGTAACTTTTAAATATGGCACGCAAAACAGCGCGGTTTATCCTTACTTCTCACAAAACAATAGTTACGGTGTTACAGAAAGCACTTTATCATTGTATTGGGGCTATGGCTATCCAAGCAATTTGAACACGCCACCAATCAACGGGTACACAAAACAACAGCTATTTGACGTGTATTGGTTGCGTATGATAAATGAATTGTACGCAGAAGATAGTCGCTTAATGACAGCTAAGTTTTCACTAAACGCAGCAGACATATATAGTTTAAGGTTTAATGATCTACTGTATATCGAAGGCGCATATTGGAAATTAATAAGTCTAAAAAACTTTGCGCTTGATAATGAAAAATTAGCAAATGCAGAACTGATCAAAGTAATCAACGCACCAAATGCAAGAATTAGTTCTAATTGTCAACTAGAAATAGCAGACTTTGGTCTGAATGCAGACGGCACAGTTGATTTTATTGACATAGAAACAGGATTGCCTGCTGATGCTACGCCTGAATGCTGTCAACTTAATGGTTTTATTTGGAGTGATTTACACAATAAATGTTTTCACAATACGGGAAATTCTCATGGTGGAGGGGGCACAAATCCAATTGGTTCATTCGAAGATGCTGAACCAACAGGAGGCTATCCAAATAATCCTGCTGACGTAGGGGTATATAACGACATTAAAGTAACACCGTTCAATAATAATTTTATTTCAGGCGGTACGTATACAGCGGAATTTTTTGCAAGAACAACAAGTCAAAATAGCGTATCTGCTTATACAACGTCAGGCATGATGGATTTAAACGTTCCTGATGATACGATTACTTATATTACTTATGACATAACTACAGTAGAGGTAGGGGGCACAAGTGGTACTCATGGTAATGCAGCGAATTTTACAGCGCGTACAGCTTTAGCAAACACTAGAACAGGCGCAACAACAGGCTGTACATTACGAACAATAGGCAACCCAACGATAATAAATAATCAAAGTGACGGTGGCACGCATGGCGCAATTAGCATAAATACTGCTCAACGTGGTATAGGTGCAGCAGGAACATATTCTCTGCAATGTTCAGGAAAATCAAATGTTATTGAAGATTGGTATATACGCGCAACTGTTCAAGTTGTAAGAATACCTGATGCTCAAGTAGTCCTAGGTGGCGATGCTTATTTTAATCTTACTCCTGACACAAAGATTACATTAAACGTAAGCCCTACAGAAACCTTAGAATTTAACTGATGAAATACTGGATCAACGCCATAGGGTACGGCTTGCCTTTAGCTGTACGTTTAGCACAAGACGAAGAGCAAAAAGGTAAAAAGATGTGGATGCATTGGTACGGGAGACACGATTTAAAAGTTAGCGCGTTGAAGAAAATCAACTTAATACTGAAGAACAGATGAGTAATGACATGAACTTTAACCTGATCGGAGTCGATAAGGTTACACCTGCTGCTGAAAAAGCTACGCAATCATTAGATAATCTGAGTCAAAAAGCAGATCGTGCAGGTAAGCGAGTAGGGAAAACGGGTAGAACGGCAACAAAAGATTGGGCAGGGCTTGGTGATTTATTTTCAGGGCTATTACCTAGAGGTTTAAGTCGGACGCTACGACAGTTTAAATCTACCCAACGATCAGTTTCACGATTAAGCAAAGGCTTTAAAGGATTAAAAAGTGCTATTGCTTCAACAGGAATTGGTTTACTTGTTGTCGCTTTGGGTGCAATCGTAGGATATTGGGATGACATATCAGCGGCAATCAACAGCGCGTCAGATGAAACAGACAAGCTAGTTGAGGAGAACAAAGAGTTAGTGCAAGCTGCAAAAGATCAGCTAGAAGCAATAAGTGCTACTGAGAATATTTTAAAATTGCAAGGAGCAACAGAAGAAGAAATCTTATCAATGCGCATGGCAGCTACAGATGAAGCTATAGCCGCGCAAAGAATCATGATTGACTCTTTAAAGCAGCAAAAGAAAGAACAAGCAGAAGCAGCACAAACAGCGAGCGATGTAGTAGCAGGTATTTTGACTTTAATTACAGCACCTATAGCAGCAGCCTTAGTAGCTATAGATGCAATAAGCGAAGGGCTAGTAAAGATTGGCGCATTAGATGAAGCAACAAACTTAGCAGAAGGATTCTATTCAGGCATTGGTGATATGCTGTTTGATCCTGAAGGCATAGAAGAAGACGGTCAAAAGGCAATTGATGAAGCAGAAGAACAGCTTCAGCGTTTAGAAAATACACGAGCAGGCTATCAATTACGAGCCAATAAAAACGAGGAACAGGCAGAAGCAGCAGCGCAGAAGAAACGAGATGATGCAGCTAGGAAGAGAGAGCAAGACGCGCAATTTGTAGCAGATCGGTTAGTCAAGATACAGGAAGAGATGTATTTGGCTATGATTGAGGATGACATAATGCAGCAGAAGGAAAGGCGAAGGTTGCAGTATGAAGCAGATCAAGCAGAACTAAAAGCTAGGGGTGCAACATTTTCTCAGTTGCTAGTTTTAAAGCAACAGTATGATATGGATGTTGAGGCTTTAGACCAACAAGCACTTGACAGAAGGAATGCTAAAGAAAAAGAGCGACTAGATAAGGAGGCACAGCTTGCAGAAGAATTTCGACAGAAAGACTTAACAGATAAGCAGCTAGAAGAAGAAGCGGCATTTGCTGAATTTGAAAGACAGGAAGAGTTAGCAGGCACAAACGATGCGTTGCTGCTTGAAGCGTTTGAGGCTTACCAACTACAGAAAGATGCCATAGCTGAGAAATACAATCAAAAAGAGATTGATGAAAACCAAGAGGTAATAGACCTTGAGATTCAAGGAAGGCAGGCACTAGCTAAAGGAGTAAGCGGTGTGTTTAAGCAAATGGGCAGGTTAGCAGAACAAAACAGCCAAGAGCAAAAGACATTAGCTGTAGCAGACGTTTTGCTTAATCAAGCTATTGCAATGGCAAACGCAGTAAGAGGCGCATCAGAAACAGCCAAAGACCCTATTTCTTTAGGCGTGCTTATTACTACTATGGTTGGCGGTGTGCTTAGTAGCTTTGCAAGTATTAAGGGAATCCTAGATCAAGCAGGAACATCAGGCGGTAGCGTAGGTGGTGGTTCAACTGGTCAAACGCGATCAGGCTTTAACACGCAAAGCACAGCACCTTTGCCTTCACGCTTAGAAACAGCAGGCAATGTACAGGCTTATGTAGTACAAAGTCAATTAGAAGGGCAGACAATACAATCAGAACAGTTAGCCGCTAAAACTACCCTTTAATTTTACGGGTTGGTGTTACGCTTCTTTATATGTATATTATAGACATAGAACAAAGTCATGAAAAAAACAGAACTATCTTATAACGGTTGGGCAAATCACGCAACATGGCTTGTTGCTGTTTGGGAATACATTGATTTAATTTCAGAAGGTTATTTTGAAGATGGTGATAAACCTGAAGATGTAAACGAGCGTGACGTAGAAGAAAGGTTTTATGATTATGTAGATGGTGAAATGCCTAACAACGGCATTATTTCTGACATGGTTAGTAACGCAACTTCAACGATTGATTGGAGAGAAATTACAGAACACGTTAAGGATCAGCTACAAGACAGGATTCTAGACAACTTCTAATGAATATTCGTAGAGAACAAGATTTATTTGAAGACTACCTAGAATCGGTAGGCATGGAATATGACAGCGTATCAGGACTTACGCAGGTATTTATGCGTTCAAATGATTACGATGTGTTCTTTACAGACAGGGGTATTGAGGTAGAAAGCTATGCACCTATGATGGGCAATGTAGAATTTATAAACGCTGATCAGTTGATTGATTGGTTTGAAGAACAATAGAAATATGAAGTATTTTCCACCTGCTATTATTGATGAGATTGCGGACAAAACAGATTGGAATGATCATAACGGTTCTGTTCTATTTCTTTTGATGTTTATGGACAAAGACGGAGTGCGAGGCTTAGATGGTTATATAGATGAGATTAAAGAAATTATAGAAATTCATCATGCCGCAAATTCTATGTCTACGGGATTAATTCGTCAACGTAGGCATTTAATGTTAGATGTTATGGACATTGTGTATGAGAACTACTCAAACGCAGATGAAGTGGCAATGGCTTTTTAAAAAACAGAGATATGGAAAATTACTTAGGACAATACATTGCTGACATTTTGCGCGATGCGTCAAGAGGAGTGTACAAAGACATTTACAGCACAATGAACATTACTGATACTACTGATGAAATTTCAGAAGATTTTGTAGCAGCGATGGAAAATGAAATTGAAAATTTCGTTGACGATTACTTGTTGAACCGATTCTAAACAACAGAGATATGGAAAGAGAACTTTACAACCATCTTAGTGATGCTTTATCTGCCTTAGACCAAGGTATAGTTTCGGCACAAAACGCTGATAGACCTTTTATTGCAAATCTATTAGAAGATGCGTTTGACCTTGTAGACAAAGCCGAAAAGAGATTTTAAACAATAGCTATATGTATAAATATTATTCAGCACTACAAGAAACTGATGGTTACCAAGTGTTACCACGTCCTTTGTATTTGCACAATGACAATGCAGGAGCAATTACTTTAGACATTAAACCGTTTCCTGAAAACTCGGTTATTACTTCTTTTGCTGCTACTAACACAAGTGTAGTCAGTTTATTTCCAGCATTTAGCCCACAATTGAAACAAGCACAAGTTGCTACGCAGTATACAGCGACTACAATTTCAGGTATAGGAAAGGGAGCAAAAATAACTACTACAGTGACTGAAACGCAGAATGGAAAGATCGCGACATTTCCAAGCACCATGTCATTTACAGGTAATAATGTTGGTGCTGATCTAGCAGAATACACACCAACAACAGACGGAAGCGGTACTGGATTTGTAGTGCGTTTTTCTAATTCTGGTACTCCTCCATTTGCTCCACAGAATGTAAATATTATTTCGCAAGGCACAGGATACGAAGTTGGTGATGAACTAACATTTGTAGTTGGTGGTGAAACAATTGTTGGAACACTAGTCACTGCAAACATTGGCTTAGGCTTTTTAGTTACAGCAGCAACGTCTTCTGCAATTGGTGACAATTATGCGGCTGGAGATATAATTGAAATCACATTGGCAGAAACATTTGACACAGTAGAATATACTTATCCTATACGTTTAACTATTACAAATGACGTGCTAAAGGATGCAGGCGCAGTTCCATTAAAATTAAATGCAGGTGAAACATCTGTAGTGCCTGCTCTTGAATTTGAGGTACAAGGAGCGGCAGACAAATCCGTTCTTGCCTTACTTGCAGAACCGATTTAAACAGCATTGATATGAGAGGTGAAAGTAACGCAGATTACGAACTGAATCTAATTAAAAAACAAGCACAAGATTTAACGTCTACGCTTGAAGTTTTATTGGAATACTTCTATACTGAAGTTGATAGAGGAGCAGGATATGAAGCTGAACAAGCAGCGGAAGGCATAGAAGAATTAATTGAACAGACTGAAGGCATACACGAGCAAGCCCGATTTTATTACCGTTCATTTTAAACAACAGAGATATGAATAGTCAAGAAATAGATACCCTACATGAGTTGCTGATGGATTTTCAGAATACTGTACTTGAAGGATCAATGGGCAGTGCTGAAGACCGTGCGATTAGTGTGGCAATTTCCATAATCGAAGAATATTTGTAAACAACATAGATATGCAAGTAACACAAAGAGAATTAGATGTTTTTATTGACGAAGTAGAGCGTCTAGGTTATAGCGTTAGGTACGCAGGTATTAATGGTTTTGGAAACGGTGAAGCAACCATTGACAGAAACGGTGCAGGCGATCCTATGGAATGGGAGTATGACATTAAAGACATTGTGTGGGACATGGGATTCCGAGATTATGACATAACAAGTTATACTCAAGAAACTATCGTGATCACCTTGTTCTAAACAACATAGATATGGCATACACTACACAAGACTTTTTAGATGATTACGATGTTAGGACGCAAGACATTCCTTTTGAACGTGATCGTGGAGGAATTTCAATGGAGTACGAAGTAATTATTTATAATGATTGCACAGGAAGAGAATTGGTCGGTAATGTATGGGCAGAGAGTTATGATTTTTTACGTGACGATTTGCTTGAAATCATGTCTGATTGTGAGGCAATTGAAAACATTGCGTTAATAGTATAAACAACAGGGATATGCTTATATCAATCAAAGGTTTATCGTTTGACGAAGTACATGACTACCTAGACTCACGAGGTGCAGGCGAAGGTGATCTAGATATTTACATAGATGACTACGGTTATGCAGATGCAGATAGTGGTGATATGCGAAGAATGGTTGAGGTAACAGGTAATCTAGATTTCGACGAAGAAGACTTTCTATTTGAAGTTATGGATGACTTGGAAAATCAAGAGCCAGACGCAGAAATTACTTACCTATAAACAACAGAGATATGGAGCGTAAACTTGTTGAACTACTTATTGAAGAAGATTCTACTGCATGGGGAGTAGAGGCAATTAGCCTTGTAAAGTTTCCTGCGATCGAAGAGAATTTCGTTTTCTTTAGCAAGGACGGCAACACACGCGCCATGAGTTTAGCTGCTGTAGACGAAGACCAACGTACAGTAGTAGGTGCGGCTTTAATTCCTGACAAACACATACCTAGGATTGACGAAAATACGGATGAAGAATACGATGTGTACTTCAGCAAGGAAACAGTCAAATTAGCTAGTGAGTTATTTCTAAAGCAAAACCGCACAAACGATCACACAAAGGAGCATCTCGAAAAAGTAGATGATGTAAGCGTAGTAGAGAGTTGGATAGTAGAAGACCCTGAACTTGACAAAAGCAAGGTTTACGGTTTTGCAGTACCTGAAGGAACATGGATGGTAAAGCTACAGGTTGCTAACGATGAAGTGTGGACTGAGATTAAGGAAGGCAAACTTCGTGGTTTAAGTATTGAAGGTTACTTTTCAGATAAAGTAGAAGAAATGAGTCAGTCGCTATCTATGAAGAAAGTATTTAAAAAGTTGTGGTTTGCTGTTAAGCGCAAATTTTATCAGGAAGTAACCCTATCACAAGGCTTTACTATTGCTACTGAAGACGAGAATATGACAGCAGGCAGCACAGTATTTAAGATTGATGATGAAGGATTGCCTACCGAATTAGAAAACGGAAAGTACACAACTGAAGCAGGTTTGGAGTTAGAGGTGTACGAAGGTGTTTTAACTGAATACAACGGTGAAGTAAAAGCAGTTGAAGATCAGGTAGAGGAAGAGAACGTAGAGATGGACAAAGTAGAATTGAACCAAAGAAAGGTGAAGTTCTATACAGCGTACTTAAAGCGTAAATACTACAACACCTACGGATGAATCCATTAATAAATAGGGTTTGGTCAACATGGACAAACAGCAGTCAGCAGGAGTTGCTAGAAATGCTGCGTGAATTTCGACTTGACTATATGTTTGATGACAGCTTTTTGCATGGCTTAGACATTATAGAAGAAGCTATTCTTGAAGAAAACTATGAACGCGCAATGATCATATTTCAGGAAATGAAACCATCGGGTATTTTTTTACCTAGGGATTTTGATTTGTTCATGGAAATATTAGACGAAGCCAATTATGGGTATTAACAACCAACATATATTTAAAAAAATGCGTAAGAAAAAATTCGCAGAAGACGAGGTGGTAGTTGAAGAAGAAACTACTGTGACTGAAGAAACCGTGGAAGAAAGCCCCGACTCCCACGATCAATTTGTATCAATTTTAGTTGACATGGGGCTGTCAGCAGAACAAGCTGAAGCTGTGCATACGATGGCTATGGATTTAATCGATGCAGGCGAAGGCGAAGAAACCACTACTGAAGTGAAAGAAGAAGTAAAAGTCGAGGCTTCACGCCAACGACGAAACCGACGAAGCCGACGAGCAGAATTTGCTCGTGAGCGACGTTCAGAGCGTCCTATGCGACGTGAACTATCCGCTACGGATAAAATGGAACAACGATTGAATCGCTTGGAGCGTTCAAACCGTGCTTTGCGTAGTCAGCTACGCGAGTTTGGAGCAGCACCTGCTGCACGCGGTGTACGTACTGCACCTAATGTAGATTCTAATTCTACACCAAAGCGAAATGTGAGCGACAGCACACAGGCTGCATTGGACATGATTAATAATTTTAAGTGATGAGTAACTATTTAACACGACGACGACAATTTGGTAATCCTGAATTGAATCCTGACCCGTCTACATACGCAGGCGAACGAGCAGCACCTTATGTTGCACCTGCTTTAAAATTGGCAAATACCTTGCAGAATAACTATGTACGTCAAATTGACGGCATTCAAAGTAAGGCTGTAATTTCTAGCTTTTCTTCTGATACAGGAGTAATTCAAGCTGCAAACTGTGATTGGGCTGATGGTGATAACATGACCCTTGGTGAGCGAGTTTTAGAACTTACCGATCTTGCAGTAATGGAGGCTTTGTGCCGTGGTACTTTGCTTCCAACGTGGGCAGGTATGACAGGTGCACGGGAAACCATGACAGCAGGTAATCCTGAGTTTGTTACTTTCTCTATGGCAACGGTTGCAGGCTATGCAGCACAAGGCGTAGAGAACGGAATTTGGACAGGCGGTATGGCAGCAGGTCAAAAAGGATTCCTCTCTAATGATGGTGCATGGGATTCAGCAGGATGGAATGCTTCTATCTTGGGTGCTGCTTCTGTAACTGAAAAGGTTGTAACGACAAATGGATTTGCAGCAGCAAACATCTTGAAGACTACAGGTGCATTTTACGAAGTGTATGACAAGGCTGTGACTACAGTTCCTGCTATCTTGAATAAGCCTGACATCGCATTCTATTGCGGAACAAAAGTTGCAGGGGAGTATATGCAAGCGTTGGCTACAGCAGGCGGTGGTATTTCTCACGATGGGGCAACTACAGTTTCGACGGTAGGTGCAGGTTCAGGTTCTTTGGTTACTAACCAAGCCTTTGCTTCTTTGCAATACTTGGGTATTCCAATTCAGGTTTGCCAAGGTATGCCTGCTGATGCTTTGATTTTGACGTACCGTGAAAACTTGGTGGTTGGTTCTAACTTGAACACTGATTTCACCACGGCCCAGTACATTGACGCGTGGCAGTATGACGGTTCAGACAACATTAAGATTGCTATGCGCTTTGGATGTGGTGTACAAGTTGGCGTTCCTGCTGATTGTGTCGTAGGTGCTTATACGGCTGTAATTGGTTAATTAGTATAAGATGTCTTGCGATATTTCAAGCGGACGAGTAGTCGATTGTAAAGATCAGATTGGCGGTATTAGTAAAGTTTTTATTTCAGCAACTTTTACTAGCTTGCCTAACCAAGCAGATTGGGCGGCAGCAAGTGATATAGTTACTGCTATTGCACCTGCTGATGGCACTGCCGATCTGACATTTTACCAATTTGACGTTCGTCCTGAAACTAGTTCTATGACAGTCACTTATGCAAGTGATCCTGCCAATGGGACTACGTTTTTCGAGCAAGCATTATCTTTAACATTCCAAAGGTTGGAATCGACAGATATTGCTGATATACGTTTACTGTGCCAAGGCAGACCTAACATTTGGGTTATGGACAATAACTCTAATTTATGGTTGCTAGGTGCAGAATTTGGATGTAATGTAACGGGGGGTAACCTTGTGACAGGAACATCCTTTGCAGATTTGACGGGCTATACTATCGACTTTTCAGGTCGTGAACCCAACCCTGTATTTATTGCTAATCCACCTAGTACTGGTGGTGATGCATTATCAAACGTACAGGGTGCAGTTATAGGAGCGCAATAAATTTGTTTGTGGGTTAGATAGAAGGGGGGGAAGGTTCTGCTTTGCCTTCCCCCTTTTTTAATAAAAAAAAAATGATACAACTTACCAATACAGCAGGTTACCAATCATTTTATCTAAAACTAGATGGATATGATAGTACTTCTATAACTAGCGTTCGAGTTACGATGGTAAATCAATTAACTAGTAAGGTGACAAATTTTGGATTAGTTACGCCTACAGCCGCTAATGGTAGGTATACAACCATACAAATTCAAGTAGCAGCTACACCAAAACCCGTAGAAGGTTTGTATTTATTGACAGTCAAAAACAGCGGAAACAATGTAACTTACGCTACACGACTTGCATTTGTTTCTAGCACACCTGCGTTTAAAGAATCTACATATACACCATATGAAGAAACAGATGGAAACGCTTATAACGTATACGCTCCATGAATAAGCAAAACTTTTCGGTTATAGAATATCAATCACCGTTGCTTCCTATTTTTAAGGAAAGCCAAAACAAGTTGTGGATTGATGCAGGGGCAGACAACTTATACCCACATTACCTAGAAGAACTGTATGCTAGTTCAAGTATGCACGGTGCAATAATCAAGGGCGTAAGCGAAATGATTTATGGTG